GCCACGACTTCAAGGCGAGCTGCTGCAAGCTCTCAAAATTGTTCAGCCCCAGCGCGTCGCAGTTCTGCTTTTTCCCGGCCCACAGCCGGAATTCCATCTCCGCCGTGTGCTGCCACTTCTTCGCCGCCTCCGGGGAGATGCCCAGCACCTCGCGGTCTACGGATGCCTTGAGCGTCAGCCCTGTTCCGATGACCTTGGTGCGGTTGGTATTGATTGCCGCCGTTGCCACAGGAGCGGCCATATAGAGCATTCGCGCTCTCTGCCGCAGGGTGGCGTTATTGCGGTTGATGTCCTCATTGGGAGCGCCGCTGTCCGGAACAAATCCCTTGAGCGCCCGCCGCGTCAAGCTGGCCCCGGCCTCGCTGTACCCCTTCGCCTGCGGCGCTGCTGCGCGGCGGCGGTTTTTCTTATTGCTCAATGCTTATCGCCTCCCGTTTTCGGAAATAAAAACAGGCGGCCCGGCGGCGAAAGGAGCAAACTCCGCCAGGCTGCCTGTGCAAAAAGCCCTTTCGGGCGCTTTGCCGGTATCATTTTCGTGGCCCCACGAAAAAGGTCACCAGTCGCGGGGAACGATGCCGAAAGCCTTTCTTGGCTTGCGGCCGTTCAGCTCCGCGAGCAGTTCGTCGACCTTCTTCTCCGCGTCCTCGATCTCGTCCTTCAGATCAGGCAGGTCGAAGCGCGTCAGCTCCCGGTCGTCGATGACATAGCTTTTCACGCCGCCGTCCACAAGGGCCAGATACGCGGCGCGCAGTTTGGAAAGGGCGCTCTGCCAGAAGTCCAGCCGCGCCCGCAGTTCAACTTTATCCATATCGGACACCTCACCAATCATCGTAGTATTTCTTACCGCTCCTGCGCTTCGGTCTCTGCCTGGCGGCGGGAGGCGGCGTGACAGGCGTTGCAACTGGGGTGGGAGCGCGTTTGCCGCCCGCCTCCTTTAGCCGCCTGTCTATCTCGTCCAGGTTCTTAGGCAGCGCCTTGAACGCCGCCAGCGCATAGTTGCGGCAGTCCAGCGCCTCGTTGCGCTCGTGGCCGGGGATCTTCTTCCACTGCCACGGCTGCTTTTTGTTGGGGTCGTAGACCTTGACCTCGGAGAGCAGCCCCGTAAAATAGCCGGAGCCGTAGTCATCCCGCTTGGGGAAGTGGCAGTATTTCGCTCCCGGCGTCTGTACGCGCAGGTTGTCCATGATGACCTCTTTGCCGGAATCAACACCGATCTGGTACTGCCAGCAAGTGCCGACCGCCGTCTGCTTGATGATGATCTTCTGCTTTTTCGGCGGCGCGGTGTAGGGCTTATCGCTGCCGGGCATGCCCTTAATGCAGAACACCTTTTTGCCAAGTCGCGCCCGGCATTGCATGCGGACCTCCTGTGTGAAGTGTCCGCCCTCGTCCACAAAGGACATTGACATTTTCAGTCCCACGCCGTTCTCGAAGCGCAGAACGCGGTCAAATACCAGCTCGTCCAGCTGCGCCCATACGGCATCATCATCGGGCCGCCCCATGACGATGCCCTTCTCAATGCCCCAGGTTTCTCCAAAGTGGCCGTGGCCGACGATCTCGTATTCCATGCGGTCGTCCTGTGTATCGACGCCGGCCGTCAGAACAAGCACGCCCTCCGGCAGCTCGGCGGGGTATTCCTCCCGGCGCGCCATCAGACTGTCCTCGTCCTCCAGGTCGCCGCGATCCTCCCACAGCTCGCCGAAGCAGGTGTTGTAGACGACCTGCATCTTGCGGGTGCTGCCGATGGCGTTCAGGTATTTCAGAATGATGGATTCCCAGCTCGCCCACTGGCTGACAAAGGCGTTCAGCCAGAACGAGCGCGTGCCCTGCTCATAGGCGGCGGGGTTGTCCGCCTCCCATCTTGCCGGGGCGCGCTTCATTTCCGCCTCGGTGGAGATGCAGCCGCAGCCGGGACAGGCATAGCAGACGCTGCGGACCTTGTAGGTCTTTTTCCCTGCGACGATGATCTCGTCGTGCTCAAAGCGGATGTCCGCCCATTGGATCTCGTGATACTCGCCGCAATGAGGGCAGCGGGATTTCCACCGCTCCATCGTGCCGGTCGCGTAGGCGGCTTCAATGGCGCTGGCGTTTTTGACGGTGGGCGTGGACACCTCACCGCTTTTCGCGTTGTAGAATGTTGTCTGCCGCGCCATCGCCAGATCCCACGGGTCGCCCTCGTTACCGGCGGACAGCGCCCAGCGGTCGCGCTCGTCGCCCAGCACATAGCGAATGGGCTTTGACGCCAGCGCGTGGGCCTCGGTGGAGCCGCACATCGTGAGGATGCCTCCGGGGTAGGTCTTTTGCAGAATGGTGTTGCCGCTGTCGCGGCTCTTTGGATCGCTGACCTTCTTACGTAGCGTGGGGCAATCGCGGATCATCGGCGCGATGCGGAGCTTGGAATACTCCTTTGCGTCAATGGTGGTAGGGTGGACAAACAGGATCGAGCCAGGGTCCTGGTCGATCACATAGCCGATGCAGTTATTGAGAAATTCGGACTTGCCGACCTGGGATGCGGCCACCATGACGATGTGCCGCACCTTCGGGTCTGTCCATGCGTTCATCGGCTCGCGGAGGTAAGGGGTGCGCTCGGTACGCCAGGGGCCTGGTTCGGCAGCACTCTCGGCCGACAGGCGGCGGTTTTGCTCCGCCCATTCGGTCACGGTCAGGTCGTCCGGTGGAAGCATTCCGGCCATTGCCTTGGCAATGACCTTGTTCAGCCGGACGGCTGCGAGCCTACTCGTCATCGCTGTCACGCTCCGACCAGTCGCGCCGTTCCCTCACGCGCTCCTCGTATTTCTTTGGGTCGTAGTGATACCCGGCCAGCTCCCGCATGACCTTGCTGACCTCTTTGCGGATGACCTCGGATGCCTCAGCGGGCGTGGACACAGCCGCTACATCGACGGCCAGCCGCCCCGGCAGCGCATTGAGCGCGCCGCGAATGGTGTAGACAAGATCCTCCGTCAGCGCGGCAACGTCCTCCGCGCGGTGCATAGTGCCTTTCAGCTCCTCGGCCTCCAGCTTGGCGATGGTGGCCTTGGACGCTTTCATCGTCGTCTCCGCCACGCGGCGGGCCTTCTCCAGCTTCTTGTCCTCCTCGTCCATCGGACCATCAGACAGGAACTTGATATATCGCTGGACGGAATCGGCCAGCCGGAAGAAACCCTTGCGGCAGGTCGGCACGGTGCCGTCCTGCGCCATCTGCTGCACGCGCCGGGCAGACACGCCCAGCACCGTTGCCAGCTCTGTTGTGCTGACCTCAGTCTCGTCGGTAATCTTCTCACTTTGTCCAGCCATATAGCAAACTCCTTTCTTCGGCGATGGAGCGGGACTCACCAGAATTGCACTGGAGCACCGCCCGGAGGCGGCGAGACCATTATCCCGCGCTGTGGTCTTATCTTCATAGGAGGCCTTTATCGAAACCCCCTCCACATTCTCGCGGAGAAGAGCAGATAAAGCAGGGGAAATTACGGCAGATACCGCCACAGGTGCCTCGATTGGCACCAAAAGCATCGGCTGGTGCGTAACGAAATGCCTGATTTTTGCCTTGGTAACTACGCTTTTTTCGGGGTCGGCGAGCCCGCGGCGTGTGGGGCGGGGGTCGTCACAGTACCTTTTGCCGTCATCGCCTGTTGCAACGCATTTCCCCGCCCTCAGCGCGACGATGCCGAGAGGGGGAGGGAGCAACACAGCCAGACGCAGATACGCCGCTCTCGTGCGATGTATGCGCCTGGCTGTGGTATTGTGTTATAACTTCGTCAGCAATTCCGCATGGCTATACCCCTTAACGCCCTTGGTCATCATGCCGAGGAAGTCATCACGCGAGAAATCAGAGAGCCGGAATACTTCTTCGGGTTTCATTCCGAGCTGTTTGCCAATCTCCTGAACGGACTTGCCCTCGTCCAGCAGCCGCTTTACGATGGCTTTCATCGGTTCGAGCAGATGCGTACCACGGGCGCGGTTGTGTGTGACGGTACCGTAAATATCCTCGGTCGCGTCATCATGCCGTACGATTACCACCGGCACCTTGCCTTTGAGCATGGTGTGCAGCGGCTCCTCTCCGGCCACGGTCCAGCGGTGAAAGCCGTCGATGATGGTGTAGTCGGGACGCACGACGATGGGAAGCGTCCAGCCATTGGTCATGATCGATTGCACCAGCAGTTTCAGATTCTCACGGTTGACCTTGTTGGGGTTGTAGTCATTGGGTTTGAGCTGCTCCCGGTCTACCCATTGCAGGGAGGATAACGGGGCGAACAGATCCGCGTCAGCCATTTG